TGATAGAAGTGGGGTTACATATTGGTGGACTTGAAAGAGGTGTTAAACCACGTCAGGCGAAGAGTGAGAGGTTGTTAAGTCTGGTGCCAATGATGGCAAGAGGCAAATTTTTCTTTAGACCACAGGATATAGAGATGCAAAAAGAGTTTTTGTCATATCCTAGAGGCAAACACGATGATTGTATGGACGCTGTATGGACTGCATTACAGGGAGCATTTCCATGTAGAAGAAAAGAAATTAACCAAGGTAATACTAAAAAACAGGGAATTAAAAAATATGACTGGCATGTATAATATAATTTGCTTTCTAGGACTTTTATGCTATTTTATATAATAGAGGAAGCTAATGTTAATAATTAATGCAGAAACCTCCCCAAAAATTGTACAAGAAACCCAAGACTTATTTACAAATTATAACGATAATCCAGCAAGACAGGCTTGGGCAATACAATTTCAAGAGGATAGTGAGTTTAGACTTGGCAATCAATGGACACAAAAAGCAGCTGATGAGCTAGAGCTTCGTGGTCAGGCACCGATTGTTGTAAATTGTATACATCCAGCAGTAGAGACGGCTAAAGCACTGCTTACAAGCAGAAAGCCTGGAGTTAGAGCTTCTGGAAGAGAAGATAGTGATACTAAAGTTGCTGAGATGTTCAATGGCTTATTTGAATATATCTGGGATATATCTGAAGGTAATACTGCTTTCAGAAATATTGTTGATAATTATTATGTTGGTGGACTTGGCTATGGACTTGTCTATCAAGACCCACTAGCTGATAATGGTAAAGGTGAAGTTAAATGGATGACGTTAGACCCGCTTGAGGTTTACGTTGACCCTAATAGTAGACATCGGTTATTCGATGATGCTGAAAACATACTGATTTCAAGATTGTATACAAGAGCTCAGGCTATTAAATACAAACCCTTATATGAAGATGTTTTTAATAAAATGAGTGCTGATGGACAAACTGAACGTCCAATAACAGATTCTGTGGCGACTGATGCCCTATCTTTCCCAGAAACCCCTGGTATTATTGATAACATGGATGAAGAATACCTTCGTTGTATTGAACGTTATCAAATGGTGCTTACTAATAAATTTAGAATATTTGAAGCATTTTCAAAGCACGAAAGTATTTTGTCTGAAGAAGCTTTTATGGAGTATCTCAAGAAACCAGCTTGGATTATTAATGGTCAGATGATACTTACCGATAGAAAAAAGGTTCAAATGACAATGCAGCAAATTATGCAGCAAACTGGGAAACAACCACAAGTTAAACCCGTAACACATCAAGAGTTAATTCGTCTTGGTATGATTAGAACTGTTGCTGTAAGAACTAAAAATATTCGTGTAACATCTATTATGGGGGATGAGTTACTTTATGTAAGGGAACTTCCTTCTGATTTACATTGCTATCCTATAGTTGCCTTCCCGAACCTTCATACTGGAACTCCATTCCCCACCTCTGATGTAAGAATGGCAAGACCCTCACAGGAATATGTGAATAAAGTTCGCTCATTAATCATAGCTCATGCAGCTACATCAACTAATGTGAAAGTTTTACTGCCTAAAGGTAGTGTTGATATAGAGACATTTGAACGTAATTGGGCAAGACCTGGAGTTGGAATTGAAGTTGATTATGACTTCGGTGAACCAAAGCCAGTTCCTCCTGTCCCACTACCAAATGAACTATATCATAACGAGCAAGTAGCAAAGAATGATATCAAACAACAGTTTGGTATATACGATATGATGCAGGGTGATACAAGTGCTGCTCCTAATACATATAAAGCGACTATTAGTCTTGATGAATTTGGTCAACGTAAGATTAGAAGCAAGCTTGCAGATATTGAAGGTAGTCTAACAAGAATGGGTAATGTAATGATTCCGTTTATCCAGCAATTATATACAAAAGAAAAAACGTTTAGAATTATTCAACCTAATAACGATGTTACAGAATATGCTATAAATAAGCGTTTATTGAATGATAAAACAAAAGAAATTGAAAAAATCAATGATATTAGTCAGGGACATTACGATATAAAGGTTCTTGTTGGGTCTACATTGCCAAGCAATAGGTATGCCGAACTTGAACTACATAAAGAGATGTATTCTGCTGGTATTATAGATAGACAGGAAGTTTTGAAGAAGACTGACATTTATGATAAGGAAGGTATCCTACAAAGAACGGATATTGTTGAACAACTTAAAGGTCAGATTGGACAACTTAATAAAACTGTTAAGAAGCAATCAGGTGACTTACAAACCGCTGAGAGAGAGGTTATGCACGCCAAACGTGAGACTGAATTAACTAAGTTTAAAGCCAGTCTCCATGGTGTTGAGACCGAAACCAAAGCAGCTAAGGTCATATACGAAGAAGGTCTAAAAAGCTCTCAAAGAGAGTTTGAAAAAGACAATAAGCGTAGGATAAAGGATAACCCTAATAAGGAGTCCTAAAGGAGAACAAGATGAATTTAGAAAATATTGATGGAGTTAGAGAGGATACTAACGATGAACCTCAAACTAATCCAGAAGTAGTTCCAGAAGTAAAGACGCAAGAAGATGAGGCGATGGATAGCTTATTTGGTACTGACAATCTGTTTGGTGTCTTTGACGAAGAGACTAAACCTGAACCAGAAAAACCAGAAGCCCCTGTCAAGCCAGAATCTTCAGATAAACAAAAAGAACTCGATGACCAGAGTTTTAAGTATTGGCAGTCCGTTGCAGATAGAAAGGAAAACAAAATTCGAGAACTCGAAGCCCGATTGAGCAACCCCGCACCCAGTGGTGGACAGCCAGAATCACGAGCTCTACCAGAACGAAATCCAGCTACTGGACAATTCGTTGGTAATGAGCAATCAAATCAGCCTGCACAGGAAATAGTATTTCCAGACCCACCCCCTCGTCCAAAAAAACCAAACAACTTCAGTAGGTCAGATGCATTAGCAGACGACAATTCTGAATCTTCAAGGTATTTGGATGATATGGATTCGTGGAGAGGAGATATAACAGAGTACAACTCACTTCGTCTGCAATATAGTGACCTTCAACGAGAAAACACTATGAGAGCAGAGAAAGAAGAGAGAGATAGGGGAACACGTCAAAAGCAAGCCTACAATGCTAATCAACGTAAGTTGGGGCGAGTAGTTGATACTTTAAAGCGTGGCTATCAAGCAACTGATGAACAAATTCGTGGATTTGTTGGAGAGATGTCTAAAAAGGAATCAGTTTCCATTGATAATCTTTGGAAGGTGTATGCCTTTAATAATGGCATCCCTATAGTAACTGGTGCAAATGCAGCTCCAATTGGCACACAAAAAAATAATATGCCAAGCGAGGAATTTCAGCAAATAGAACGCACTCAGAATGTGCCTAATCCTATGGGAACATTTCCCTCAGACAGAAGTCAAGGACAGAAGTCTGAAATTGATGTAGCCATAGATAAAATGGTACAAATGGAGAAAGACGAAAATCCTTTACTTGGCTAATAAAAGGAGATTAAAAAATGTCTACAAAAATGTATGCAGGTCTTAGTACTCTAACTTCCGCATCCGCAACAAGTCTCGACCATACCAGGCGGACTTTCGGGCTCGGTGATAGAGTTGCTGAGATTGAACCTATGCAATCAATATTTTTCACATATTTGAGTAAGCATAGAAAAGTTTATACTGATGAATCTATTTTCAAACTTTTGGAACAGAGACACCAGTGGCAAAGACGTAATTTTCATCTATCTGAGGCGTGTGATTCCGCTACATATGTATCTGGAACAACTCTCATTGATGGTGATACTAGTACTGATGTTATCGAAGTTGGATGTTACTATGACCGCTTTGGTAGAACAACTGGTACTACTGAAATGGTACCTGAGTTCTTCATAGCTGGTCAAGTTGTAGCTATTCAGGATGTTTCTGGTGTAGCAAGGCGATTCCAGGTTACTGTTGTTGAAACAGTAACTTCTGGAGAAGGAGTATTAGATTTGACGCTGAAAGCCTTATTTAGTGCTACAACTTCTTTCGCTGATGGTGCATTAGGACAGATAATTGGCTCTGCTTTTGCTGAGGCTACTGGCGCTCCAACAGGCTGGAAAGACGAATTGTATGATAGAGAAGCGTATACTCAAATTTTCAAAACGAGTATTCCTATCTTCTCTGGTACGACTCAAGCCACTAAGTATCGTGGACGACCAAACGAACTGTTACGTGTTTGGAAAGAAAAAATCAAAGAGCATAAGATGGATTTAGAGACATCTAGTATGTTCGGAGTAGGAATTGCAGGTGGCGGTGCTACTGAGCAATATTCTTGGGGTATATTACCATATACAGAAACATATGGTAAAAACTATTCCTACAATTATGGAAACTTTAGTTACGACAGTTTCTTAGATTCTATGGAAGATTTCTTCGCACCAGAATCTGGAAATAGCTCAGACAAACTTGTGCTTTGTTCACGTAAAGTACTTAATAGAATGAATAGACTTGGTGAAGGTGGTTTCTTACATAACACTGTTGGAAGCTCTCAATACAAAATGGATATTCAAAATATTAAGGGTTCATTTGGACAGAACATAACTAGAGTAGATACCATCTTTGGTAACCTACACTTTGTACAGAATCCTCTTTTGAGGGGTATGTTTGAAGATTATGCTGTTGCAGTAGACCTCAAAAATGTTGCATGGCGACCATTGCGTGGTAATGGTATCAATCGTGATACCTATATTAAAACTAATATACAAGATAATGATATGGACGGACGTAAGGATATGATTTTGACTGAAGCTGGTCTTGAGATTAACCTTCCTGAAACCCATGCTATCTTGAAATGGTCATAGGAGGACATTATGGCAGCTCAAACAATTTCTGCTTGGACGACTGTATCTGAGAACGGGTTTCTCGTTCACACATGTACAGCACTTACAGATGCTATTAATGAAGTAAACTTTACTTACAAAACCCCTGACGACCTTGATACTTCTAAACCGTGGACACTAATTGTCTCTGCTTCCGCAGCTCAAGACGGCGCTCCTGCTCCATTAATGATTTGGGGTGGATATAAAAGCAACTTCTTGCTTGCTGGTACAACTGCACGTTGTACAGCCACAAGTGGTGTGCAATTAGGAGAATTGACTGATGATTTAGGTTATGCTGGTGCTGTTGCTGGTGTAGCGTTCAATATGACTCCAGGAAGCTCTGGACTTGCGAATATAGTTACAATAGCCGCTGTAGCAACTGGCTTGAGATTTAATGTTCCTGTTATGCCATATTATGCTTTCGAGCTTATGGCTGATGATGCAGCAACATTACTTGCTCATACGCTAACCTTTAAAATCGTTCAAAAAGTAAACATATAATAACTAACGGGAGAGCCCTGAAAAGGGCTCTTCCATTATAAAGAGGAAATATGGCAGATATACAAACATTCAAGGCGGAGTTAGGGAGTTTACTTGGATATGACCCTACAGAGGCAGACGCTAAAGGGTTGCTTATTCAGTCTTGTTATGATGTTGTTAATAGGTTTAAAAAGATAAACCCATCATTACTTAATGAGTTTGCAACATTAACATCATTAGATGATTCAACAGCATACAACCTTGTTACTACATTTACTTATGCCGTGCTAGATGTTGTAC